AATGACATTAGTAAGATAATTGAATATTACAAGGGTGCGAAAGCGCTCCGCTTTACTACAGCCACCGGTAATGTTCTTAATCGCGGTGTCAAGCGTGGTCACGCGACTACAACTATTATGGTTAAACCCGAGAAGAAGACCACTACCAAGGTAAATCCTGACCCTAGGGCTATACAATTTCGAACCACTGAATATTGCGTAGACCTAGCACGATTCCTGAAACCTATCGAGGAACAAATATACACACTACATGGTGACGGCAAGCATCTCCCTAGCGGACAATTAATAGGCAAATGTTTGAACAGTGTCGAACGTGCCCATACATTGTTGACTAAATGGAACCAGTTTGCTGATCCTGTCGCATTAATTCTAGATGCTTCGAGATTCGATCAACATGTTTCCGTTGAGCAACTACAACTTGAGCACAGTGTCTATAAGTTTTGTAATCGGTCCCCCAGATTTGCTGAGTTACTATCATGGCAACTTGACAATAAAGGTGGCACTCGCGAGGGATTGAAGTATCGTTGTAAGGGCAAACGTATGAGTGGAGATATGAATACAGCCGTCGGTAACTGCGTGATAATGATCACAATGATTGCGGCTGCAATGGATGGTGAAGAGTACCAAATACTCAACGATGGAGACGATTGTGTCCTTATCGTTGAGCGTGAATGTTCTCTTCGCGTTATTCCTAAACTCTACCCAAAATTTTTGTCATATGGTCATGAAATTAAAATCGAATCTGTCGCCACTTCCTTTAGTGAAATCAGTTGGTGTCAAACAAGTCCCGTCGAGTATAAACTAGGCAGTTGGAAAATGGTTCGAGACCCTTGGAAAGTGATGAGTGCCGCACTCATATCACCAACGCTCACGGACATGACTAAACGTCGTGCGCTCATTAACACAATCGGAATGTGTGAACTTATCCTAAATTTAGGTGTCCCCATGCTACAGTCGTATTCATTGGCTTTAATGCGTAACGCTGGCACAACAGACCTCTATGAGTCGGACTATCCCTCTGGGTTGTCCATCAGAGTTGCACGGGAGCTTAAGTTGTTTAATATAGATAAGGTATCGTTACTTAAACCACAACCTATCACTGATTGTGCGCGATTGAGTTTTGAGCGAGCTTTTGGTATATCAATTGAGGAGCAGTACATTTACGAACGTGCGTTCGACACTTGGGAGTTTCGCGTTGAAGGTGACATTGATGTTGGTGTTGATTGGTCGGCTAGATTCTGGTCACCTACTCTTCCCATACCTCCGGATCGAGTCACCCTTCAGCTATGAATAATAGTAAAAACAAAACCCGTAGCAAGAGCAAGGCCAAAGCTCCTGCGAACAAGATTGTTAAAGAAGTTATCGTCGGTAAGGGACGATACAAAGCCAAACCCAAAACTGTCACTGTTGTGGCTGCTCCAGCACCAGCTCCTGCTGCTGCTAGTGACTACGACTCTATAGGTGGCAAGATTGGCGCCTTTGTTGGTAATGGATTACAAGGCCTTATAAAGCGTATCACAGGATTCGGTGAATACGATATACACAGTAATACCATTATGAATAAAGGTGGATCCCCTCCCCAATTTATCACTAAAGGAGGTGCAGTGGAGATGTCTCATCGCGAATATGTTTGTGACGTTTTGTCTTCCAGCACTTTCAATCGTTTAAGCTTCCCTCTGAATCCTGGTAATAACCGAACATTTCCATTTGCTTCTCAATTAGCTATAAATTTTGAAGAATATGAGATGTTGGGACTTGTGTTTGAGTACAACTCAACCTCTGCCGATGCCCTCAACAGTACTAATACTGCTTTGGGTTTAGTAGTTGCCGCTACCTCATACGATCCTAACGCTCCTCTATTTACAGACAAACGTACAATGGAATCCACGCTATTTGTTGACTCAGTTAAGCCCTCACGCTCTCTGTTACACCCTGTTGAATGTGACCCCGCCCTAAACCAATTTAAAATACTCAAAGTGCGTCCAGACACCAGTAATCCTACTGATCTAGACTTGTATGATATGGGCAATTTTCAATTGGCTACTGTGGGGATGCAAGCAGCTGGCGTTACCATCGGCGAGCTATGGGTCACTTATCATGTGCGTTTTTCTAAACCACGCTTAGCTCCACTAACTTCCAATACGGGACCATATCTCTTTTTGTCCCAGAGTGCTTCCACTGAAGCTGACATATTTGGTGCTGCTGTACCGATATATTATGGTCTTCCTGGATTAGCACCATCCACTGCATCAACTGCTTTGCCTCCC